GAGAAGGAGGCCTGTCCCCTGCCTCCGTCCCAGTTCGTGCTGACGAGTACGCCCTGCAGGTTGATGCGAGGGGCTCTGAGCGTGATTTCCTCGTCTGCCTCAATAACGGCCTTGGTGCCGGCCTTTATCGTCCAGGTCTTGCCGGCTTCCGTCCTCACGTCCTCAGGGGTCAGCATGATAATATGCTTGTCTTGGTCTATGCGGAGTTCGACGCCGTTCTCAAGTTGGATGACAAATTCGTTCAGTCCGGCCCTGGGGGCGTTATTGCCCCCGCCCCAGCGCATGTTCGTGATGGCTGGGAAGTTCGGGTCCCCATCATAATAGGTGATGTCACACGGTGTTCCTACAGAAGGTGGACAGACGATCCCACGGTTGTTTCCGCCCCAGACAACGGGCAGGGAAACGTGGGAGATGACGGGTTCTCCATTGTCCTCCTGGCCGTCATTCCGGAGAGGCTGGACATCCGCGTAATAGGCTCCGTCGCTTGCGTACACGGCCACGATTTTTCCTTTACGTGTCATGCGGTAGTAAGCGCGGAGGTCCGGCTGCGCAACCTCTACCGCCTTCCTGATTGTTCCTATGGGGTCATGCCTGCTTTCCCGGTCATCCATTTTAACTCCATCCTTCGTCCGTGCCGTAGGTTACCTGAGTTGTGTTGCCCGCGTCCTCCAGCGTGTGAATGACGCTGAGGGCACGGTAGACGTCATCGATGCCCCTGCGGCTGTCATATACGTGCACCAGCCGGCTATGCGTGAGCCCGGGAAGGACTACGGAGGTGACGACGCCGATACCACCCACGGCCAATGGAGGAGTATGAGCTATGAGATTTTCGGCAGTCGCCACCCTGTACTCGTCACCGGGTTCGTCTCCGTCGCTCCACGTGAGACCGGAAGCTCCCAGCCAGAGCGCGTGCCTGTGCATGTCGCAGCCGTATGAACGTTCAAGCGTTGTTCCGAGCTGCTTGATGGCTCTGGCCACGGTGCAGTTGCTGAATACCTGATGAGGGAGGACTGGAGAGGGAATGGAGATATTTCCGACAGAGAGGCCTGTCTTTGCCAGGAGGCGCCGGGCAACGACATCTGCCGGCTCGTTGAGGAAACTCTCTGTTACCCGTGTTGTGGCTAAGGACTGTTCCTGGCCTACGCAGCGCACGATCACGGCGTCAGCGTCAGGAGCTGAGGCGTGCGGCTGGTCTATGCCAGAGATAGATCCTTCCCACTCCTGCCAGAGCGAGTCTTCCCCTCTGTATCCGAAGCAGATATCCACAGGCTGTCCCACGGCCAGGGATGCGCGCACAGTGCCTTCCGGATCGGGAATAACAACAGACGCCATCCCAACGACTGCACGGCGTCTTGATATGATCTCTATTTTTGGGCTTCTGGTTATGTCCAGAGGCCCGATTAAGCAGCGCACGTTGAAACCTTCAATCATCACTTGAGATCCGCTTTGATCGTGTATTCCTCGGCCTCTTTCCTGGCAGAGGATGCGGCCTTGCCCGCGTTGTTCCCTTTCGAGGCGGCCTGCCTGGCGGCCTGGGCGAGGCTTTTGGGCGTAATTTTCGAGGCTGCTGCCTGTTCAAGCTTCACGACAGGCGGGTTGTGTTCGGTGAAGGCAAGCTGCGCCTGGATTTCATCAGAGCTTGAGGTTTCGGAGGATTCAAGGCGGGAGAAGACCACCTGGCGCACGCCCCGGGCCTGCATATGCCTGTTGGCCACGGTGAAGATGGCGGGGTTGGCGCTTCCGTCTGTCTGCCTGAAGTACCCGTTGATGGTCTGAAGCTTGTCATAGCAGGAGCCCTGGTCATCCGTGGGCAGAAGGAGCGTGATGCTGATGGACGTGTCTTCCCAGCCCTGCGGCGTCTTTTTCTTGCCCGAGGTCTTGTCGACGCTCTGCTCGTCCATGCGGACAGAATCGCTCACTTTCAGGTTCTGGAGGAGCCCGGGAAGGGCATCTCCACCAATGCGGACAATGCCGTCTTCAAAGGTCAGCAGTTTGATGCTCATGCCAGCCCCTCCCCGTATTCCGTGGCCGCCTGGCGGAGTTCATCGTAGAAACTGTTGGCGTCCTTAACGTTCGGCAGGGTGATGTTGGCGATGTGCAGCGTCCAGTAGCGAGGCTGTGCGGCCGTGTCGCCTGCCTGCCTGGCTCTTTCCTGCTGCCCTTCCGTTCCTGTAGTGCCGTCAGGCATGGGAACCTCAGGCGTCTGAATGGGCAGGGAACGGGGGGTCATGCTCTGAATAGCCTTCAGAGAAGAGGTAACATTTGACGTATCCAGAGCCGGGAGGGCTGCGCCGCCGGCATCGGTCAGAGCTGTGCGGATGTTCTGTCCAATCGGCTCGAGGGAACGGCTGACCGTCCCCTGCAGGGTGCCGGCTCCGAGGGCAACGCCTCCGGCGAGGGTTGTCATCATCTTCTGGCCCGAGAGGGTCAGTGTAGAGAGCGGCCCCTCTTTGGCGTCGGAGTGCGGGAGCAGGCTTCCGATTTTATCGAAGACGCCGGAAACGGCGTCCCTGATACTCCCGGCAGCTGACAGGATGCCATTCTTGAGCGTCTCAAGAATTTTCCGGCCGCATTCTGAAAGATCGATGCTGTTGAGGAAATTGACCACGTCATCGAAGGCCGCTCTGATGGCATCGCCGATACCCAGACTGTCGGCGATGCCCATAACTGCGCTGACCAGGGAATCGCATGCGCCCCTGGCCGCGTTCAGGGCGCCAGTCCAGTCCCCATTGATGATAGCTATGACCCAGTCGAACAGGTTCTTGAGGATGCTGAGCCCCTGCACCACGGCGTTGATGGCGGCGCCGAGCAGACCGAAGCCAACGCTCACAATGGATCCGAGAATTTCGCCGAAGTTTTCCCAGGACGCGGCTTCAGAGGACACGTCAACGCCGAAAAGCTTACCTATAGCGGACCCCAGAGAGGTTATGGCGTCCATGAGCCTGAGCATGGCCGGCGTAATAAGTTCCGTGAACTTTGAAAAATCGAGACCTTCCCAGAAACCGGTGAAGAGGCTCTTCACCCGGTAAATGGCCTTCGAGATGTTGATGACTAGGGGAGTAAGGCCGGATGCATCCAGCTGCTTCGCAAGCTCACCTTTGATGGTCACGGTAGATCCGGTCAGGCTCTGGAAAGCGGCGATGACACCGCGGATCACGAGAGAGACATTTTGGGCCCAGCGGTCGATGGTGTCTCCAATGCCGGCAAAATTCGACTTGTAGACGGCATAGAGCGTCCCGATGACGGCGATGAGGGCCCAGAAGGGGACGCCGAGGCCTACGAGAGCGGCCCTGAGCGGTGCCAGTGTGCCCGTGATGAGAGGCATGACACGGGAGAGGCCCCAGCTCGCGGCGCTGAATGCGGTGACGGCGATGACAGCCGTAGACAGGGCGCCAGCCAACGAGATGAGCCACTGCCCGATGGCAGACTCGGCTACGGCGCGCAGCGCTTCCGCAATGACGCCAAGGGCATTTGCGCCCGCTGTAATGGCAGGCAGAAAAGCCTTGCCTATGGCGATGGCAAGGTTCCTGACGCGGTTTCCGAGAAGCTGGAGTGCGTTCTTGGTGGTTCTGGCTCTCTGGTCAAACTCGGACTGCATGGATCCGGCATACCTGGCCTTGTCCCGGACAAGGTCGAAGGCCTGGTTGAGGTTGTCCACGTTCTGGAGAAGGGGAGCAATGGCGCCGATGGATTCCTCGCCGAAGAGCTGCGTGAGGACGGACATCTGATTTTCCCTGGGCAGGGCAGCAATGGCTCCCAGAACGGCCTTCATTGTGCCTTCCGCATCCTTCTGCATGCCTTTGGCAAGGTCTCCGGCAGAGAATCCGAGTTTTTTTAAGGTCGTTATCTGGGTCTTGGTCATGGCGCTGCCCTGGGTGAGCGTCGTCACGAAGTTCTTCAGAGCTGTAGACGCAACCTCGGGTGCGGCGCCTGCTGACAGGAAAGCGGCGCCGAGAGCGGCCACCTGCGTCTCGGTAAGGCCGCAGGCCATAGCCGTGGCGCCCATACGCTGTATGACCTCTCCCAGAGCCGGAGCAGTGGCGTTCATATGGTTGGAAAGGTAGTTGACGGCATCGCCCAGACTGTAGACCTGGGGGAGTGTGAGGTTCATGCCGGCACGCCAGTCAGCCATCATCTTGCCTGCCTGGGCACCGGTAAGGTCAAAGGCAACGCCCATCTTGGCCGCCTGCTCAGCGAATTCCTGCAGATCGTTTTTCGCGATGCCGGACTGCCCTGCCGCGGCGATGATATCCGCGATGCCGGAGGCGGCCATGGGAATGCGTGCGGACATGTCCTGGATGCTCTTCCCCATGGCGTCGAATTCCGCTGCGGAATCGAAGTCCACGACCTTGCGGACCTCAGCCATGCTTTCTTCAAAGTCCATGGCGGACCTGGCACATGCGCCGAAAGCCCCCAGAAGGGCTCCGGCGGCTGCGGCAACGGGTGCCATGGATACGGCCAGGCGCCCCATGGAATCCCCCAGGCCGGCGGCATGCCCTTTGGTCGCGGCCATGGCTGCCTGAACCCTGCCCAGGGGGCCGCTCATCAAGTCCACGAGGTTCAGCGTGGCGAAAACCTGGAAGGCCTCCATCATTTACTCCCGAAAATCCGGCCCAGCGCCTGAAAATACCGTCTCTCCATCCATGCAGCCTCCCGGACCTGATCTGCCCACTCGCCGAGGTCCTCGGCGGGAGCGGTGTGGAGCCAGTGCAGGATCATTGCGTCCCCCTGGCCCCACTGGTCCGGGTCTTCCCCTAGTTTCCCAGGTCGGCCTTTACGCCTACGGCTGTGATGAGAGCCCCGCTGTAAGAAGTCGTGATGCCGGGATACTCTTCCATTGCCTGAAGCAGGCTTTCCTTGTCGTCAGGATGCACGGTGGAAAGAAGAAGCGTGCGGGAAGCGAGGCTGGCATTCTTGCCGGCTGTATCCTGCAGCCGCCTGATTTCAGTCTTAGTGGGTTTAGCGAAGCGGAAGGAGAGTTCGACTTCCTTGCCTTCCCAGGGGTCCGAGAAGGTCAGGGGGAAAGCAACATATTTGCGGTCGTCAGTCTCTGGCATGTATCATAACCTCCTGGTTTAGATGGTGGCGCTTTCAGCCTTGGCGGCGACGCCGTTCCAGATGATGGGAGAGAGAATGGTGAAGTCGCAGGAGACGGGAGAGGCGTTGTTATCACCCTGGCTCGCGCCGCCGCCCGAGAACTTCGTGATGCGGCAGTTCTTGAGCGTGTCGGTCACGGTGCCCATGTCGGAATTTGCGTAGCTCACGACTATGGTGAAGGGCGTGTGGTCATAGATGCCGCCCGTGGTGCCATCCGTAAGGGCGGACTTGAGCTTCTCCCACTCGTCCCTGTCGAGAACCATGGAGCCGGAGGCCTCGTAATTTCCGCGGCCCCAGGAGCGGGCAATGCCGCCCTTGCCGTACCGGGCTGTGATTTCCTGCTGGTCCTCGTATTTGATTTCTGTGATGCCTACAGCTTCGCCCTGCGGGAGGGTGACGCTGATGTCTTCCCAGTCATAGCCTCTGCCATTGATAGCCATATCCGTACCCTCCTCTAGTAGAGCTCACGGCTGCGCGGATCGAAGGTGGTGCCCGCGTATACGTAGGAGTTATAGAGTTTGATCTGGCGGATAATCGGGATGCCCACGAGGGTGATCTCTACGCTCACGCCGTTGTTGACGATGTCCTGGCCGTCCGGAATGTCCACGACATACCCTGCAAGTTCCTGAGGGCTCGCGGTGGTCATGGCGTCAAGGGCGGTTTCAAGGTTCGCCTTGAGGTAGGCGAGGCCGGAAGTGCTGGACGGCCTCAGGGGGTCGCCCGCCTCGTCGTACATAGATTTGAGGGCAGCAATGCGGGTCAGGCGCACAGCCTTGAAGACAGTGCGGAGCACTTCCTCATAGCGGAAGTCGGAAGTGCTGTCGGCCATGGTGCGGGAATCACCCCAGTAGGTACCTTCCATGCCGCAGTAGGAACGGGCCGTGATGTAGCCGGCGTCCTCCAGTTCTTTCTGGGCTGCGCTCCAGTCATCAGGCAGAGCGAGAGGAGACACGGGACCGTCCTTTACACGGCCGGTGGCGCGCTGCACGGGAATGGACATGACTTGTCCGGCCTGCAGAGCGCCGGCATTCCGGAAGCGGCGCAGGCCGCCCGTCTCGGTCACTTCGCCGTACTGGGCGCAGACGGTCACGAAGCGCGCGGCGAGGCTCTGCCTTTCTGCCACCATGGCCGTGGTGAAGGAACTGACGTCTTCTCCGGCGTAAGGCAGCCTGGTTTCCATCTTGAAGTAAGTGGGCCTCTGGACGTTCCAGAGTTCTTCCGCCCTGGCTTCCGCGGCGGCCCAGTCAACGGAGTCGGAAGGGCCAGCTATGTAGACGAATTCCACGTCGTATACGGAAAGCGGTTCTTCCAGGGCAGCAAAGACATCCGCGATGGTGGGCGCGGGCGCCAGGAGTTCACAGGTGTAGGTGGTACCGGTGACGTAGGTCCCCTCGGGAAAGGTAATTTCCACGCCGTAATCAGAGAGCGTGAGCGTGCCATCGGCAGGGATGGTACGCGTGGAGCCGAAGTTGTCGCCGCCGTCCACAGAGAGCCTATAGGTACCCTCATTAAGTGCGCCGCTCTTAACCACCTGGAGG